GGCGGGAAGGGGCTCCCACTTGGGGCCGCCTACGGAGCCGAACAGGACGGCGTCCGCCTCTTCACAGGCTCGGATGGTCTCTTCCGGAAGGGCCTTGCCGCAATGGTCGATGCCCGCGCCGCCCACAAAAGCCTCCTTGCGGCTCACGGTAAATCCAAACTTGGAACTTACGGCGTCCAGAACCTTCAGGGCCTCCGCCATGACCTCGGGCCCGATGCCGTCGCCGGCCAGAACAGCAATATGATGGTGATGTTCACTCATGTCGCTGAAAGTCTGGGCATTCTCCCCTCAAAGGTCAAGAAACACCGTTGGCATGCCCACGCCGCGGAAGCCTTTTTGCGTCAAAAAGCCTACAGAAACAAAAAAGTACTTGCCAAACGCCTGTGCCTCCAGTAAAAATCCCTCCGCGCTCCATGGAACGCAAACTCCCCTGTAGCTCAGCGGTAGAGCGGGTGACTGTTAATCACTAGGTCGTTGGTTCGAGCCCAACCGGGGGAGCCATTCTTTTTCTAAAGCCCTGTAAGTTCAATGACTTACGGGGCTTCTTTTTTGCCTGTTTTGGGGCCGGAAATGTGAAAAACCATGGAAAAATAGCCATAAATGCTGACCAAATATCATTTTTTGATTCCGTTCTGGCGTAAAATTGGCGTACTGTGAGGGCATCATGAAACGCCTGAAAATAACTCCGGTGAAGCACGCTCAAAGCGGACGCTGGCAGGTTCGCATCCCTGTCAAGCTTTCCGGAACCGGAAAGAGGGAAACAAAGTATTTCCCGACCAAGGCGGAAGCAATGGGATATATTACCAACCTGGAAGACGTGGCTGCGGGGTTGCGTTTGGGGGAAACATTGATGACGAGATCAGAATATGATGCCGTCATCGAAGAACTTGCCCGTTTAGCACCGTTTGACGTGACGCTTAAGGATGTTATTGACTATTACATCACACGGCATCGGGCCAGCGATGCCCGCAAAATATCCATTCTTGAGCCTCTTTACCGTGATACGCTACAAGATACCTCTTCTCATTACCGGAGCCGTGTAAGACAGGTTTTAGGTGCTTTTGCCTCTGTATTTGGGGATTGCCTGATTGACGACGTGACGCCAGATGAATTTGAAAAATGGCTGACCGGATGGAAAACGACGCCTCCTTCATACAATTCCGCGTTGCGCCACATTAAGCCGTTTTTTGCCTGGGCTATCAGCAAAAAATATGCCGTGCAGTCCCCCGCCGAAGGAATCAAGCAACGTAAGCACCAGCGGGCGCCCATTTCCATTCTTACGCCCGCGCAAGCTCATTCCCTGCTGGATGCCTGCAGAGACTATTCCGGAGATGGGACTATGCCGGAAAACTTGCGTGTAAATGCGGCGGACATGAAAATAGCAGTGGCCGTCCTGCTCTTTGCCGGCGTCCGGCCTGAAGAGGTCACGGCATTGACATGGGAACACGTCAAACTGGCCCATGGCTATATCAGGATTGAACCAGAGGTCAGCAAAACCAACTCCGTGCGGCTGGTGCGGATTGAAGCAAATCTCAAGGCGTGGCTGGAAACCGTACCGCCAGAAAAACGCTCCGGGAAGCTCGCCCCGAAGAACTGGCAGCGCAAATGGCAGGCAGTGCGCCGGGGAGCCGGCATCAGCCATTTAAACGACGTTTGCCGCCACTCCTACGCCTCGTACTGGCTGGCCGCCCATCGGGACACGCACGGCTTGCTGGAAAACATGGGACACACCACTAGCAAGACGACGATTAAATACTACCTGACGGCCTGCAATCCGGAAGAGGTGCCCGCCTATTGGCAGATTTTCCCTGAAGACAGAGGCGCCAGTTGAATGTCAGAGTTCGGAAATCTTCCGGCTGCTCAAAATCATTCCTTCATAGGCACCCCTTTCCCTATAACGTGGGAGCACATCCTTGCCGTAGATAAGACACTTTATCATTTATTGATATTGCCATCATTTTCATCTAAACTTAGATCCAAAGGCAATTGATCACTAAATAATTTTTCAAAATTACATTCATATTCTACTCTACTTTTAGCAAGCTTAGCTATAGCAAGTAATTGTCCTAGATGTTGCCTCAATGCTTTTACACCTATTTCTGCTAAGAACTGATGGAGCCTATTGTTTTTATTTCCATATTCTCGTTTATGTACTTTTAAAAGCTTTAAAAGCCTACCATTACTTCGTGCCAGTGGTTTATAAACTTGACTATTAGTGAGATGCATAAACCTCCAAGGCTTATTCTTTTTAGGACGTTTTTCTTGATAGAGCCTATACCATTCTTTATATAATTCATCAGGAAATTCTTTTTCATAACCTCTCGCTTCTTGAGCCACGAAGCGTTTAAAAGAACTAATAATTTCTTCCCTGGTAACATCATATCCAGATAAAGCATAAACTAAGCCCTTGATTCCAGCTTTTGCAGATGCTGCTACAATGATTCCTGCTTGCCGTGCTATGTGTTTTTGATTGGGAGCGAGCTTTCCTTCTTCATTGGCTTTCTTAATAGCTTGGCAGAGATCAATTAGAATTGTTACATCGTACCCGTGAACTATTGGATTTAATTTTCCGTCCGCCGACAGGCTATCTTTGAATATTAACGGATTACTTAATTTTTCCCTCAATCCGTCCGCCGATGTAATAATTTCAGATAGAGATTTAGATTGAACAAGGTTCGTAATACTATTTCCCCTATCGCTCATTCCTAATGATCTTGCCATACCGCGTTTACTAATGACCGCGGTATGTCGTTCATCATTCAGAACATAGCAATCGACATCAATTCCAAAGTCTTTTTTAAAGTTGCCTCTGTGCGTTGCTAATAACTGGATTTCTGTTTCCACAGTGTTTTTGTGCAACTGTAAATCCGTATGATCTACGTCTTCGGTATTCATCATGAATAGTTTATAGTTTTCGACATGTACCGTCAATAAATTATCTGGTTTTTTAGGAGATGTATCGTGTATCTGTTTTGAGATAGGATATTTTGCAATACGTTAAAGATTATGATGCGGGACGTTGGAGAGTGCAATAAGCGTCCTGGAAGCCCATTTTTCAATCGTCATACCATGGATGTCCGCCGTCATTCGAACCCGGTCAAATTGGCTTCGAGGAAAGGGAACCTCAATAATATCCATGTCAGGGTCATGCTGACTCTTTTGACGACGGCTATGTTCTTCCTTCATGATGCGCTCAATGACACGTTGCCGTGCTTCTGGAATTGGAAGGTAGGAAAGCCACTTATCAACTTGACTCTTGCTGACGCCACAAAGATCGGCAAAAACCTCTCTGCTCATTTCCATATCCTTCAGGAACACCCGGATTTTGTCTTTTATGTCATCCATGTGGGCATTTTTCCCAAATGGCAAACAGCGGCAAGTTTTTTCTTATGATTCTACTTTTTAGGAATAACTTAATACTAAAATGTTCCTATTATGGTAAGTGTTTGCCAAATAAGGAAAGATCGAGGCTCTATTATCGAGTAGCTATTCTCTAAAGAGTTGTTGCTTGTTGTAGTTGTTTGCATTATATCATCTTTTTATGAGATGGTTGCTATTTTTCATAATAAGCTCCTGCCTTGCCTTTGGTGAAACCATCAGGGGAATTGTGATTGATGTAACTGATGGTGATACAATTACTGTTTTGGAGAAAACGCCAAAAGAGAAGGTTGCTCATAAAGTTCGCCTGGACGGGATTGACGCACCGGAAAAGGGGCAAGATGGATACAGTGGAGCTAAATACTCATTGAAGAAGCTGCTTTGGGGAGAAACCGTGACGGTTCAATATACGAAGCGGGATAAATACGGGCGCATTCTTGGACTGGTTTTGTACAATGCTTCTTTCATCAACTATGAAATGGTCAAAGAAGGGTGGGCATGGCATTTTAAAAAGTACTCAAATAGTTATGAGCTTGCCTCGCTTGAAATAGACGCTCGGAAAGACAAAAGGGGACTATGGGGGGAGCCGAATCCAATTCCCCCGTGGGAATGGAGAGCCGGAAAAAGGGGTGGTGCAGCTGCCGAAAAGAGCGATAAGAAAATTTCTTACTGGATCAGTTCGACGGGAAAGACACACCTTCCAGGATGCCGGTATTATGGCGTGGGGCAAGGGTCATTTAACGAGCTTGGAACGGCAGATTGCTGTAAATTGTGCTGGAAGATTCCTAAAATAAAAATCCGGCAGTCAGAATTGACTTATGATCCCACTTCTGAGGGTGGAAGAATACCAACGGTTCCAAGTAGGTCCTATTCAAAACCGCGTTACGAACCCTTCCTGGATGATGTGTTCATTCCAAGCAGTAGTACGGATTCAAAGGCGCGTACCATTTACACAGGTCCACGTGGAGGTAGATACTACATCAACAGGAATGGAAATAAGACATACATCAAGCGATAAATTGATGAGAACGAGTAGAATTTAATCATTATAGTAAAAATGAATTGCATTATTTGATATTATGAGCTCTCCCGAAGAAAAATCAGAAAATAATCTTGAATACAATGCGGATGGATATACGTATGGAGATTATTGCAAATTATTGAAATATAATGAAAAACAAGAATGCAAGGCACAAGCCTTGTGGGACAAATATGTGATTGCCTTGTCATCGGGAGGTATCGTTTTTGCCATTACCTTTTTAAGAGATAATGCAATTCCTCCTTATTTATTAATTCTATTTTTGATTGTCCTTGTATGCTGGGGATTGAGTTTGTTTTTTTCTGTGTGTTCTTTTTATTTTGCACAACGACATTTTAAAGCAGCAGCTAAACATATCAGAAAAACTGCTTGGAGTGAAATAAAAGAAGGCGATACAGAATGTTTAGTTCACTCGAAATACTGGAAAAGAATCAGACAATGTAACAAGTGGGGGTTTGTCTCCTTCATTCTTGGACTGCTTCTTATGATATTGTTCACTTGTATCTACTATTTATTTATTCTCATCAAAAAATGACAGAGGAAAAACATTTTGCTAATGAAGGAGGAGGAGGACTTCTTCCTCCGAAGGATGGTAATAATCCTCCTAAAAAGAAGCGTAAGACAACGAGGAAAAGAAGAAAGCCGATAATTCGGAGACGGAGCGCAATTTCTTCTTCAAGAATACGTGTGTGGAAAAGAAAAAAAATGGAATTTTTATTGGGTGAAAGCAACGCTGAGTTTCACCATGATGAAAAAAAGTTAGATCGAGGTCTTTTCTGATTTTTTCATAATTATTAAAGCCAAACGGATGAGATTATATCTTTACCGTCTGTCCGGTGTTGTTTCTTAGTGACTCCACGTATTATTCATTGAGTTTAGGGATTTTTTGAAACATTATAAGGATTCTCTTGTATTATACTAAGGATGATAAGTAGAGCTTTTGCTGGTATTGGGAAATGTTCAGCCAGTTTCAGAATTTATATCTTACGCCAGTCTTTCAGCGTTTCCACATACACGGCGGAAACACGGCCCCCGTCCATGGGTTCAATGTCGCCAAAAGCAGGGTTAAGCGGGTGTAGGACGTAGTCCATCTTCCCGGTTTCCGGATTCTTCTTCCTGGCCAGTTTTTTGAGCGTTACACCTCGTTCATCGTAGTATTCCACGATTGTGCCGGGTTTTGGTATGGGGGGGATAGTGTGCTTACGCATAATGACAAGGGCCCCGTCTGGGATGATCGGCTCCATGGATTTTCCTTCTACGCGTAGGACGTACTCATCTTTTCCCAGAGGGCGGTTTGCGGTGATATGGTAAGGAATGGTATCACCTGCCTGCAATCCACCAGCGGCGATATTGCCGATCACGGACAGATTGTACCTTTCGTTGCTGGTTGATATTATAGAGGAGAATGCTTTCACCGGGACAAACTGCTTGCGGGTATTTTCTTTTTCTCCGGAAATAAGCGGACCCAGGTTCATGATGACAGAGGGAAGAGGAGTACCCTTGATGAGAGATTCAATCACCGCATGGCCCTCTGGAGTGGTGGCACACCATTCCACAACGAGGGAGCAGTAGGCGGAAAGAGTGATATTCAAGCGGCGGCATTCAGCCAATACAGCATCTTGTGATTCCGGGTCCAGGGTGATGAAGAGCTTGCTCATGTTTCCCTTGTCCTCTATTTCATAAGGGGGGGCTTGAGTTTCTGCCATGAGTTTTTGAATGATAACAAGTTTTGCATCTGGTATTTTCCCGTTTTTAGAAAACCAGTTGTTCAGGTGCTTGTAAGAGACCAGACATTTCTCTGCTAGCCAAAAACGATCCCGTCCAGTTTTTTTGAGCCACTGTGTGATTTCTTCTTTCGTTGGCATGCCAATAACTTATCAGTTTTTTCTGATATGTAAAGATTCTAATTGAAAGGTTTTCCTGATAATCTTCTGTTGACATATCAGAAAAAACTGATAAATATGAGTTCATCAACCACACGAAACGATGAAACCATCAACCATTGAAATCAATATGGAAGACCTGACGGAAGCAGGAAAACTTCTGTTACTGGGCATTTCCGCCAAACTGAAATGTTCGCCGCAGGAAGCTATGTCTTCCGCTGTCAATTCCAGCGGCCATCTACTTTTCAATCGCGACCGTTTAATCACTCCCAGCAAGCTTCCCCAACCCCGCAAGGGCAAGCATTCTGAAACCAAGAAACCGGCGGTTTAATCCAAGGAAAATGACAAAATAGGAAATATTTTGTTGAATTCTTCTGCTGAAATAGTAAATCAGGATTTGTTAGAACGATAATATCCAAAAAAAGAAAGGTAAATATGATTATCGAATACGACACCGAAGACCGCTGCATCCGAGTGGACGATGTAGCTGTGAGCCACGCAGATGCCGAAAGGCTCATGAACGAGCATGAAACCGCAGCCGCAGCCCTCGAAAACGCCCTTGTGCAGTACGAACAGGATCACGCCACGACGGATAATCCTGACGGCCATAGAGACTGAACTATGGAAGAGGTCCTTATCGAAGAATTGAAACGGCTCGGCTGGTACGAGCTTTAAACCCAACCCCGAACAACAATGAGAAAAATGACGAATGAACAGTACTGGATGCGCCGAGACCGCGATGCAAAAACAGAATCCCTATACGGCTGCCCGCTGGATTTGCCGGAAAACGACCTCAAGCCCCGGTCCGGCATCGTGCAGAACCTTGTCTTTTGTGCCCTGGTAACAGGGTTCGGAACAATCGTCTATTTCACCATTAACTCCTTTTTATAAACGACTATGAATGAACCACAATACGAAAAGACAATGTCCCTTGCTCAAGTATGCAAGGCTGCCCGTGAGAAAACCGGAGAAAAGCCTATTCACGCTATCAATGCGGCGAAATGGGTAAAAGCCGGAAAGATTCGGACGCACACCGTTTGCGGGTTGACGCGCCCCCGGTTTCTGCTCTCCGAGTTCCTCGAAGACTACTACAAAAACGTAGCACCCCGTTCAGTGGCGAAAGCCCGCTAACCCTTCCAGCCCAAGAAGCCCGCGGCATGATCATTTATTTCATCGTTAAATCTTAATTGTCAAAAATCATGGAAGGATTGAAGCAATTTATAGTGTCCATTGTGGAGCAGACTATTCAGAGTTTGCATGACCGAGGCTTGCTGCTCGTAAATGAAGGCGACGAGGAAAAGGCAACCCGCATGTTTGGCGGGAAGCTGGAACTCTCTATAAACGACCTGGCGCAGCATCCAGCCTGCGGATGGTCACGCAAGAAGACTATTAAACTTCTACGGGACAAACACATAGAAGACCTTGGTACCAGTGCCCGCGACTACCGCATTTCTGCCGTGAGCGTGTACCGCTTTCTGACTAAGGAGAAAATCTCTCAGACAGGGGTTGACATGAACAGACCTCCCACAAAACGGAAGAGGAACCCCTCAAGTACCATTTCCAACTAACCTAACTAAAATAACAACAAACCAATAGAACAAAACACCATGCAAAGAAACGAATGCAAGCCCGGAACCGAAGTCATCATCCGGGGAACGATCAGTGAAGATGACGGAACGGATTTTAACTCTATCAAAATCACTATCCGCCGTGATGACGGCAAAACGGAAGATGGCTTTTTTGAACCTTCTGTTCTTGAGCGCGCCCAGCCGAAATACGACCCGGCGCGGAAATACCGCAAGGGGGATTTGGTGCGAATCACCGGATTTCACGGGAGGCTTTTCGGAAGTGGAGGTAATCGGGAGTTGTCCGCAAATAACGCAATTGGAGGCCAAGTGGCCCTTTGTGGAGACGAGATTGCGGGAGGGGATGTTAGCCTCCCTGATGGCGTTTTACTAAACCGAAACAATTACCTTTCAGTTGCTTGTATCAAACTTGTCAAGCCGATTGAAGAAATTGAAGCGGAACAGCCTTATAGGGTCGAAGAGATGGCTTTTAATTTCCGGGTCACGAGAGATATCTACTATATGCACACAATATGGTGGAATTCAGACGCTTGTCTCACATCTCCCTACAACAAGGAAGAAGCCTTAAGGAAAGCGCAGGAGCTTTGCGACGAACTGAACCGCAAGCATCAGGAATCCCTGAATGCCTAAAAAGCAGTTGGCCGGGGTCAGCGCCAACTGATCCCCGGCCTGTTACACAGAACCATGCAAAGATTATGAGTAACGCACCTACACATAAACTAGATTTGCCCCAGGCGCCAGTCCCGAAAAAGACACTCCATGAAATTGTGATGTCGGAGGACATGAAGAGCCACATTGCCCAGCTTGTAGAGGGCATGATGACGCCGGAACGCTGTATCAGTATCTTCTGGCACTGCTGCCAGAAAACCCCACTCCTTCAGCAATGCGCCCCTGTAACGCTGATTGCATCCCTGAAAAACCTGCTGATGATGCGTTGTGAGCCTGACGGCATCCACGGCTATCTTGTTCCATTTTGGGCTAAAGACAAGGCAACCGGAAAGCCCGTGCTAACCTGCGTGCCGGTGCCCTCCGCCCGCGGCCTGATGCGTATGGCCCGCTCCAATGGCGTCACCAACCTCAACATTGGCATTGCACGTGAGGGAGAGCCGTTTTACTGGAATATCGAGGACGGGAAATTTGTCATGGGTCACACCCCCGGATGGGATGACGACAAGAAACCCATCAGGGGTTTTTACTGTATCTGGACAGACAAGGATAGCTACTTGCACGGGGAGCGGATGAGTCTGAAAGCCGTCAATGATATCATGGCCCGCTCCAACTCCCGTAACAAGAAGGGGGAAATCGTAGGACCCTGGAAAACCGATTTTGAACAAATGGGCTTGAAAACAGTGATCAAGCGCGCCTCCAAGCAATGGGATTTGCCCTTGTATATCCAGCAAGCCATGAGCGTCTCCGACGAACAGGAATTTGGAAGCGAAATGCGGAATGTAACCCCGGAAAAAACCGATGGACCCGCCGAAGGGGAAACCCCGTGGAACAACGCGCCAGCACCTGAAGAATTCCAAAACGACCAACCGGAAGCCCTGCCGGAACCGGAGCCGGAAGGACAGAATGACCTTATTCCCGGACTGAAGATGCCCGCGCCGAAAGAGCCCGTAACCATCAGCAGGGAGGACTATTGACATGAGCCTATCATCGAATTGTACCGTTTACGAGAACGTGCCCCAGCGTTCGGAAGCGTGGTTCAAGTTGCGCTCCGGACGCCTGACGGCCAGCAATTTTGACAGGCTGCTTACCCCTACGGGACGCAAACCCCAGCCCAAGAACAACAAAGAAAGGGGCCCGTGGGGCGCCCTGATTATTGAATTGTGCTGCTCTTTCCTCCGTCCTGATGAAATCCAATGGGAAGGAAACCGCCACACGGACCGGGGAGAAGAACTGGAACCGGAAGCCAGGGACGAATTCAGAAAAATAACCGGACTGACTGTCAAGGAAGTGGGGTTTGTCCTTTGCAAAGACGGCCCGGTTGGGTGCAGCCCTGACGGACTCATTGTTGATGCGTCTGGCGATTACATTGCCGGACTGGAAATCAAGTGCCCTCTCTCCAAGACACATGCTCTTTACCTGCTCAACGGCGTGCTGCCAGATGACTACCGGCAGCAAGTTCACGGCTCTATGGCCGTGACGGGGTTGCGGACATGGTATTTCATTTCCTACTGCCGGGGCCTGCGTCCGTTTGTCATCAAGGTGGAGTGGGATGAATACACGGACAAAATCAAGGAAGCCTTGGATGAATTTAAAGCGGAATATCGGGATAAATACGATCTCATTATGCCGCGCATCCGCCCGGCTGCAGAAGGGAGGGCGGCATGAACAAGCGCATCTTAGGTCTTGATCTGTCCCTTACCGCTACGGGGTGGGCTCTGGTGTGGGATGGTTCCCCGAAATGGGGCGTCATCAAATCCAAGCATAGAAGCGCTAAGCGTCTCTCTGAAATCCGCAATGAGGTACGAGTCATCATCTACCAAGAGCAGCCGTCACTTGCCGTCATTGAGGGCTATTCCTACGGCTCTCACCAAGGCATGGCCGGGCTGGCAGAACTGGGGGGCGTTGTTCGTCTCCTGCTGCTTGACATGGGGGTTCCCTTCATCGTCGTTCAGCCAACTACCAACAAGAAATTTGCCACCGGGAAGGGCAATGCGGAAAAGGATTTGATGCTCAAACGCGTTTTTCAGCATTGGGGCGCGGATATGAACAACAACAACGAGGCGGACGCCTTTGCCTTGGCCCAGTTTGGCCGCTGCTACCTCAACCCGGAAGGCTTTTGCGATTACCAAGTCGCGAGCGTGGAAACCTACAAAAGAAAGGAACTCGGCAAATGAGCCCCGAAGAAAGAGAGAAAAAACGGCGCTGGATGATGGAGTACAACCGCAGGCGGAAAGCCTCTGCCGCCAAAGCCACGCAGCTCGATCTGGACGCCCTCAACGCCATCTACGGCACCCGCTTCCGGCACGGTCAGCAAGTCATAGTTAGAGGACATAGATATACCGTTATCGGTGCAAAATGGGGCGCATGGCTACGGGTGAAGAACGATAAAGGCAAGTTTGGCTGCCGTCCCTATGACGCCTACCCCGTGATCAATCTGTCCGGCACCGTCACTTTTGACGGCTGGACCATGGGGCCGAACGGAAAACTTAAAATCAAGAAAGGATAAAATTAAAATGAAAGATATTAAATGCCCGCTGTGCGGGAGATCGTTACAATTCTTCCCTGATTTGCATGAGATAGCAATGGGGCGCATCGGGTGTCCAAATTGCGATTGGACTACTCTTTTAGGATTCGAGGAAACCGTTTGGGAGGAAGCAGAAAAAATCGTCTCCAAGACGTGTATGGTGATGCAGATAGCTACTATCCTACCGGAATCAAGAAATGGCCCTGGGAACTTGAACAGAAAGGAGGCCAGCAATGATTAACATCCTCTTATCCGTCAGGCGGCCTTTCTCCGGTAAAATTCTGTCCGGAGAAAAAACGTGGGAACTACGCAAGAACGCGCTGTGCATCCCACCGGAAAATCACGACGGCGTAACGCTCTGGCTCTACGAATCCGGCAAGGACGGGGAGCGGGCCATCATCGGCAAATGCCAGTTGTGGTGTTTTATTCCGTTGAGGCACATGCCAAATGAGTTGATGATCAAGGAAGCTTGCGTCTCGGTAGCTCATTTGCAGTCATATCTCCCCTGCCACGCCTGGGGAGTCATGGACCCCGTGAGGCTCCCCGCCGCCGTGCCGCTCTCTGCCATCGACATGACCCGTCCGCCGCAGTCCTGGCAGTACATCAGCCCGGAGCAGGCGGGCATTTTGGAAAGGAGGCTCGCATGAAACTGACGCCTGAGCAGAAAGCCTGGTTTGAGTATGGGCGCTCCCGCGGCTGGCTTAAAGCCCACAGAAGCAAAAAGTATTTCGCGGATGTGCCCGATATGGGGCTTTATGCCTGGCATGTGGAGAGAGACATGCACGGACTGGATGCACTTATCCGCGACGCTTGGCAGAAGCGGGCCGCGTGCAGGGCGTGGCTGCCTTTAAAAGAGCGAAATTGCAAAAATTGCATGCACCTTCATCGCGACATGAAATCTGGATCCCCTTGTTCTGATTGCCCAGGAATTGATGATGAAATACCTAGTAACTGGGAGCCGAGAAAGGAGGGAGAGTGAAAGACTGGACAGGTAACAACCGGACTCTTGGCGCTACGCTGGGAGCATCCTACCTTGCCTCCGGCGAGCGCCCGCGGGAAGACTACTACGCCACGCACCCTGACATGGTTCGGGATTTGCTCAACGCAGGGGCGCCTCTCCGGAAACGTGTATGGGAACCGGCCTGCGGTGCGGGGCATATCGTCAATGTCCTGCGGGAGCGGGGACATGAAGTGTACGCAACCGACATCGTTGACCGTGGATGTCCTGATTCCTGCGTACAAGATTTCTTGTGGGAGTTCGACGATGGCGAGATAGGAGACGTGGATATTATGACCAATCCTCCCTACGCCACAGCCCTTGAATTTGTCGAGCGTGCGCTTGCCTGCGTCAAGGATGGAGCCAATGTCTGGATGCTTCTGCGTCTCCAGTTTTTAGAGGGCAAGGCCCGGCGCCGGTTGTTCGACGTTGCCCCCCCCTCCGACGTGTGGGTATTCAGCGAGCGGCGGACCTGCGCCAAAAACGGGGATTTTTCCAAAACCGAAGGCGGCGCCATTGCCTACGCTTGGTTTCACTGGGTCAAAGGATATAACAATCAAACTATTGTGAAGTGGTTATGAAAGCCGTACTGCGATATTTAGGCGGTAAAAACCGCCTTGCCCCGTGGATTATCCGGCATTTCCCGGCTCACACTTGCTATGTGGAGCCATACAGCGGAAGCCTGGGTGTCTTGCTCAACAAGGCCCCGGCGCCGGTGGAAATCTGCAATGACAAAGACGGCGAGATTGTCAACCTGTTCCGCGTCCTCCGCAGTGAGGACGCCGGACGGCTGCTTGAGGCCGTCATGCTGACCCCATACAGCCGTGACGAGCTCAACGACTCCGCCCCTGCAGGTGATGCCGTGGAGCGTGCCCGGCGTCTGCTAGTGCGCTCCTGGATGGGGATTGCAAGCGACTCTTTCAGGGATGGACGTTCCGGCTTACTCGTAAGCCGGAACAGGGTGCCTTCTCCGGCTACCGACTGGGACCGGCTGCCGGAAACTCTGCGGCTGGCCACCCAGCGGTTAAAGCACGTCCACGTGGAAAACCGGGACGCCCTTGACGTCTTACAGGCCCACGACGGGCCGGAAACACTCCACTACGTTGACCCGCCTTACATGCCAGCCACGCGCACCAGGACGGGGCGATACAGCCATGAGTACACGGAGGACGATCACCGGCGCTTGCTCAACGTCCTGGTCACGCTGCAGGGCAAGGTGGTGTTGTCCGGCTATGATAACGAGCTTTACAACTCCGCCCTGCAGGGCTGGCACAAGGACTCCATCAAGACCATTTCCAACATGAGCAGTCCACGTGTGGAATGCCTGTGGATTAACTACAACCCCCAACTGACGCTTTTTTGATTATGGAATACATGAACGTACCAACAGCCTTGTTTTCCAGCCCTGAATTCATCGGGGCTGAACCAATCCAGCGCGCCACATGGATTGCCCTGCTGGCTTGGTGCTGCACCCAGGAAAACGGCGGCGTTATTGAGGGCTGCCGGACCTGGGGCATGCGCCGCTGGATGCAAACCTGCGGTGTGATGGACAAGGAAGTCATGGACGGTGGGGAACTATACCACTTCGACGGCGACGACCTTGTTGTTTTTGGCTACCCGGGAGGCGTGCAAAAGCTGCTTGAGCGTAAGCGAGTTATTGCACGCGAAAACGGAAAGCTTGGTGGAAGGCCCAAAACCAACGTAGGAACCGACATTGAAACCGAAGAGAAACCTACGTCGGTTAATTCAGAAACCAACGTAGGAACCAATGTAGGGGCCAACGTCCAAAACCGGAAGAAAGAAAGAAAGGAAGAAAGGAATATAGGGGGAGAAACTACTACGGTGAACAGTACACCGGAGGAAGAACCGCCCGCTGATCCTGTTCCGCCTCCTACCCCCCATGAATCCTTTCCTGGTTTTTCTCCGGGCACTTCGCCCTCCTACGACTCGTCGGCGTGGATTGCCTTGCAGCCCCTGGCGGAGTGGGTCAAGACGCTGCGGCCCGGCTGGGACGTAAGCAAGTTCACGGGGACGGAACGCTCCGCCCTGCTTACCATGCACAAAAGCCTTGGAGGCGTTGTGCCGGAGGCCGCCAAGGACTGCGTATCCCGGTATCTGGCCGCGGCTCCCGCCAATGCAAGCAAGTGGGATTATCCGCCGGACAGGCTACTGTTCATGAAAACCTTCGGAGAAATCGTCCAGAAAGCATTTGCATGGGACCGGGCCCAACCCCGGCCCAAGAAGAAGTTCAAACCCGAACAACCCCGGCAGCCGGAAGGGCCCGTCGTGGATACCGATACCGCCGCGGCTGAAATCCGGGTGTTGATGAAAGAAATAGGATTAGGAGGAAACGAAGAATGAGACCCCCCAAACCATCCCTGCGAAAGAATAAGCCAACGCGGCGCGGAAAGCCCGGCTCCTACAAGCTGCGCTTGACGCTTCTGGTGGACCCCAAGAAGAACGGGCAGCTTGTTGAGCTGGGGCTTGGAACCAGCAACAGGCGGGAAGCCGAGGAGCGCGCCAAAGGCATCATTTCTGCCTTGGAAACAGCCGGTCTTTACCGCCGCCCCGCCGTCCGCATTTTGGAGCATCACGTAGCCCAATTTGGGAGAGTTGAAAAAACACCCTTTGATCATCCAGAATTACCCTTATGGTGACGCCCCTGGAAAAGTTCCTGGTAAAACATCCCGCCCCCTCCGGCATGGATTCAAAGGAGTGGGCGGCCTTGTCGGCTGTGGCGTGCGAGGATAAATTCTTTTCATCCAAGCAGGAAAACAAGCGGCTGCTGGGGCGCCTGTACATGCTGATCAAAGACTACCTTTCCGGGGAGAAGGAAACCCTCCCCAATGGGGAAACGGTCATCAAGGTGGGGAGTGCTGCGGACTTTTCCAACCAGGCGCTTCAATGGCTCCAAACCGAGGGGCTTGTTCCCGCGGACGCCGAGGGCCCGAAGTACCACAACGACGTCAAAAACATCGGGGCCCTGGCCCGCCTGAAGCTCATTTTCAAAACCAACGTCCGGCAAAGCATTGGGGCGGCCCAGTGGGAAGCATCCATGAAGCCGGCCAACCTGAAGGCATGGCCCGCCTTCCGGTTCATCCGCATCACGGGAGCCAAGACAAAGCGGCTTGTCCATGTCATCAATGAGGACGCCGTCCGGCTCAAAACCGACTTTACTTTTTGGGCGGACGAAATGAACGCTGCCAGCCTGGGGGGCTTTGAGGTTCCCTGGCCGCCGTTCGGCTTCAACTCCTACATGGACCAGGAGCCCGTTTCCCGGGCGGAATGCGAACGGCTGGGACTACTCAAGCCCGGAGAGCCGTTGAAGCGTCCACGGGGCGCGGAACGCTTCGGGATTGACCTGATTGAAAGGTACGGGTACGGCAAGAAGGCCAGCACGGCCAAACTCCCTGAAGCACTCAAGACGAAGCTGAAGAAGGTTTATGAAGACCGCTGGGGGGTCAAGCAGGACAAACCTGACGAGGTTGTCTTTCCCGCGCAGGAGGTGGCCGAGCATGCCAGGAAGATGGCGGAGAAAGTCATCAAGGTTCCCGCTGCTCCCATTCCGGAGCCCGCGCCAGCCGTCACGCACACGGTCAGCCTGGGGGATATTCCCAAGGTAAAGATGCCCGCGCCGTTGACGGACAAGGAAGCTGATGACCTCTTGCGGAGCGTTACCGGGGAAGTATGGGCGAAGGCATCCAGGCCGGAAAAGAACGCCTTATTTTCGTACACAGATGATGGATATACCCGCATCAACAACGATTTGAGAGAGGGCAAGCCCAACGCCAAAGCGAAGCTGATCGCCAAGGTCATTAACCGTTGCAAAGTGCCTCAGGACATGGTTGTTTTCCGTGGCTGTGGAGCTTACAAGGAGCTGAAAGATGCTATCGGATGGAACGGAGACGTGATGACCGACAGTATTGCCGAAAGCCTCAACACATTTTACCGGGACCGGCTACTTGAGGACAAGGGGTTCATGAGTGCTGCCGTCGCGGAAGGGAAGGGATTCCAGAACCGCCCCGTGTTATTCAAAATCCTCCTGAAGAAGAAAACCCGGGCCATCTACGCGGAGCCCTTTTCCAGATTCGGGGCCGGGGCTCGGAAAGACTGGGACGGAGTCAGCCCTCAAGCCTATTTCAGCGGAGAGGATGAAATCATCATACAGAAGGGGGGAACCCTCAAGTTCCTTCAATTCCACAACCAACACGGGAAATTGATCATTGACTGTGAACTGATACAATAACGACATGAACAAAGAAGACACACCGAACCCGGCTTACAAAAGGATATTTGAGGCAGATTTGAAAGGGGCACGTTACCCGAACGCATTACGCATGAAATGCCTGCTGTGCTCCAAAATCATCAACAACCCGCAAAGCTATCAATGCAAGGCATACCCAAGCAAGCCTGATAGCATCCTCTACGACAATGCGGACTGCCCCAGCTTTGAACACTGCTCCGACGCGGAAGGGCTGCGCTGGATTGAGGGATATGTGAAACTCTCCGGGAAAGCATATGTCCCCCGTCAGGACGATACCCCTCCGGCAGGGTGGGAGGAAATCAACAAAGAGCATGCGAAATGAAGAAGGAGAAGACAGGAAAGACTGAGAAGAGAGAACCCGGGCGCCCGTCCAGATACAGCGCTGCCCTGGCGGAACGCATCTGTGACCATATACGGTGCGGGGACAGTCTCCGAAAGGCTGCTGAAAAGGAGGGCGTCCCTAATCCTTCCGTCATGAGATGGGTACACGAGAACAAGGCGTTTTCGGAGCAGTACGCGCGCGCGTGCGAAGAACGGCTTGCCGCCCTGGAAGACAAGTTGCTTGACCTTGTGGAGAAGGGGCATGAAGTGGCCCCCTGTGCCGAAATAGGGGGAACCATGCTGCAAGCGGTCAAACTGGAAATAGACACGCTCAAATGGATGCTTGCCAAGCTGATGCCCAAGAGATACGGAGACCGCGCGGCGCTGGCCCTGGAAGGTGGAGACACGCCCGTTAAATTGGCTCACACTCTGCCCGCGGAAGCAGTCGCACCGTTGGCGGCAGCCCTGAAAGAAATATGGTCAGAAGAGGAAGAAAGCTAGGGCCCCCTGTCAGGCCGGAAGACTCCCCCGTCATCTTTGCCGCCGTGGTGCTCGGGGAAACGAGCCTGTACAAATGGCAGATGCTGGCCCTTGAACGTGCTGCCCGCGGCAAGCGTGTTACCCTGCGTGCAGCCAACGGCTCCGGCAAGACGGACAAGCTAATCGGCATCCTGGCCTTGTGGTTCTTGTGGCGTTACCCCCGCGGGCGCATGCCGATTACGTCCGGCTCATGGCGCCAGGTGAAAAACCAGCTCTGGCCTGCCCTGGAACGGCACCGGAACAACCCGTCCCTTGCAGGTTGGAAATGGCTCAAGAATTGCCGCGTAGAAACCCCGGAAGGGGGATTCGTTGAAGGCTTTTCCACCAACCACGCCGGCAAGGCGGAAGGCTGGCACGGGCGCGTGACGGATGAATTCAAGGATGAACGAAAGGAGCAGGAAGAGGAAGACCCCCGCAGCGAGAAGAAAGCCCGCCTGTTTGACGCTGATGAGTTCACCGGGGATGACCCTTCTTCCCCCGTGTTTTTCGTCGTGGACGAAGCAAAGACGGTGCCGGATGAAATCTTTGACGCCATTGAACGCTGTACGCTTCAGTTCTGCGTCTACCTCTCTTCCCCCGGCAAACCCTCCGGCCAGTTCTACCGCTGCTTTCACGAGGAAAAAGACCTCTTCTGCCCGATGGTGGTGACAGCCTTTGACTGCCCCCATATCTCCCAGGAGCGCATTGACCGCATTCTGGCCCGCGTAGGAGGGAATGAAGAAGATTCCTACTACCGTTCCGTTGTGCTGGCGGAGTTCACGCAGGAGGGGGACTTGTACATCATTGACCCTGGCAAGCTGGAATATGGTCAGCGGCAGCCCTACGAGCCCCGCAGGGGGCGCCCCGTGGCTTTCCTGGACATTGCTGCGGGCGGTGATGAAACCGTCCTTGCCATCTGCGACGGGAACGAAGCTTGGATCGAGTACGCGGAACGTCAGCGGGACACGGTGCAGAGTGTCCGCAAGTGCATTGCCACACTCAAAGGGCTGGGCATTGCGGATTGTGATTTATGGGTGGACGCTCCGGGCATGGGCCTTGCCGTGATCAGCGACTTCAACGAGTTGGACTGGTACCCTAATGAGTTCTTCGGGAACAACCCTCCGGAAGACCGGGACCGCTACATCAACCTTGCCGCGGAATGCTGGAATGATGCCGGCCTTGAACTCATGACGGGCCGGGTGCATATCAAGTCCAAGCAGCCGGACAAGACGCTTTATACGCAGTTGACGACCCGCAAGAAGGAATTCACGGACGACTCCAAGATACGGAATGAAAAGAAGGACAAGATGAAGGCCCGTAACCTGTCTTCCCCCGACCGGGCGGACGCCTTGCTTGGAGCTATATGGGCTTCCATCCGCGGGGCAGCCGGCGTCTGGACCGGGGAAGGCAACAAGCCCATTGTCGGCAAGAGTCAGCACGCTGTCAGGCACACCGGGAAATTCTGTCCCATCTAAGGCTGTCCGTAGCCCATTTTGACGTTGTTGCCGCCTGCCTCCCATTGGGGCGATAATGCGTGCATGAGGCAAGCGGCCAAACATGATTTACACACAACCGAGGGACTGGCACAGGTGCAGCACCTGCGCTTTGTGCTATCCTCCGGCGAGGTAGACACACAGTTCAGCGGCATGACCATCCGGGGCGGCGTCCTGGATGACGGCATCAGAGAAATACCCGGCTCCGAGATCATTGACGGGAGGTGCGCCTTGCAGCTTCCCCGGCTTGCTGCTGGCTGCCATCGGTATGATGTCCTTGTCTCCGGCGACGGGACAGACAAGCCCCTTCTGGCTGGCGTCATTCATGTGACCCCTCGCGTCACTCCCGTGGACGTGGATGACAACGCTCCCGCGGACTATCTCGACATCGTGATTCCAGCGGATGAAGGCGGCACCATTACCGTTATTTCCGAATCTCCTGCTTGGGTGGATGATGCCGTTGAGAAATCCCTTCAGGAGCGCGGCATGTACGTGACCCCCGTGGATGGTGAAACCGTCTTGACCATGTCGGCGGGAACCAGCACGCGGGACTTCAACTATTTCACCTTTGCCCTCAATAGCACTTATATTTCCGGGCATCTGGCTGGCTCCTACAGGCTCAACAAGATTGCCTTGCAGACTCCGGCCAGCGAAGCCAACGGTACGCGCTGGATGGCGCGTTTGTGCAGGTATTCCGCGGGGCTGGCTCTTCCGCTGGAAGTGCTCGGCACCAGCACATCAACGGCGTCCTGGACCTCCATCAATGCGAGCACAATGGAATGCCATTGGAATTTTGATGGAATCGCCGTTTCTGCGGCGGACCGGCTCATTTTGGAAGTGTATGCCGTGGATAGCTCCGGAACGACCGTCAGCAAGGCCCTGATTGCTTACGGGGCCGCCGCTTCACACGGGGGAACGGAAGGGGTGCTGATTGCCTCCGGCGACAAGCTGGCATGGCGCAACTACTCCCGACTTGCCTTGTCCATGTCCGTTGCCTATGACGCCGGCGTCAGCGTTGGGGGAATTGAATTGGCCTCCCGCAGACACTTTGACGCCCTGGCCGCCAATGTGGCGGAGACCGGGAAGCAGATTGCCGATGATGCGGCCGCCGCCCAGCAGGCCAGGGAAGAAGCCGAGCAGATTGCCAGCGGCATGACCCTGACAGCCGGCACGATTACCACCGGCGCCCCCGGCAGTCAGGCCGCGGCGGAACTCAAGCCGGGCAGTACGGCGGGCTCCTACACTCTCGACATGACCATACCGCGCGGGGACGTGGGAACCGTGGACACATCCCAGGCTTACACCTGGACACAGCCGCAGACCTATGACGCCATGATCAACGCCAATGGCGGCATCAATATCCCGCTGGCTGCCGGGGCTCCAATGGACATGATGGCCGTCAACCGCCTGTATGCCGCAGGCATGGCCGGAGTGACCAACATCTATACCCAGCGGACCTATCTGGACACAGGCAGCATTACGGCTACGGGGGCGGCAGCCTCTACTGCAATCATACCCGGCCAATACGCAAAAACGGTCATCCCGGCCAATACGCACAGTACCGTTGTACACAATTTCATAGGGCCGGTGGGCCAGTGGAACTACTCCAGTTTTGCGGGATTAAGCGTGCCTTGGCAACTCTCGGCAGCGGGCAAATTCGCCATTGGTATCGGAAGAGGGAACAAAACAGTACGGAAAGATTTGACCCTGGACTCATATAGCATCATCCCCGGCAATGACTTGGCATACAATACCGGGGAGATACTGGATATTACCTTTACCAATGTCCGCGACACCACCCGTAGCGGCTATGAAATCCGTGTCCGTGAAATATACTGTACCGAGTCCACGCAGCGCTGGAAGGTTAAAACCACAACCAGCTTTATCCCGGCATCTGGTAATGAACCAATACCCTACATCGTCAACAAGATCATCTACCAGCAATATGCGCCACGCTCCTACATTGCAGGGGATTATGGGGATGCCTACGGCGCATTGTATCTCTTGACCGGAGGCGGCAGCAATCAGCAACTCTGGAAGATTGCTACGGTCCGCGGCGTTACAACCTTTGAGACGGGACCAGGATTTTCCAGCATTGTTTCAGATGTACTGGGAGTTTCCGGTGGTTCTGTTGGTCTTTTTGTGGGCACCGCAGAGCGCACCAACTACCAACCGGGCAATGTCAACCCGGTTTATTATGCTTTGGAAGCGATAACAAGCAACGCCATTGAAACCGAGTCCACAGCGGATTTTGTGGACATCAACGAACCGTTTAAATCATGAACGCAGAAATACAGATACAGTTCCTCCGGCCCGGCGACTGGCAGGAATTCGCCCTAACGGCCATTTACCGGGATGCGGACGGCTACACCTGCACGGGCCGCTACACGCAGGAGGACCTGCCCGCTGACCAGGCCCCGGCTCTGGCCTCCGTCGTGGCCGCGCTGGTGGGGCTGGGCGAGGATTGGCAGGCGTCCCAGGTGTGGGCGCGGCGCAACTGGGTATTACGGTTTTCGCGTGGTGATGCCGGATCTTACCAGACCAAGGAAGTAGTAATCCTTACAGTCGAAGCCATTAACGCCCAGGGTGGCCGAAAATTATTCACGGCGATTGAATACCCCTCCTTTGTCCTCACGGACCCCGCCGCCGTGGATTTTTTCAAGCATTTCACTACTAAATAATATGAGCACGAATAAAGAAAAAGTGAGTTGGCTGACTGGTCTCCTGACCGGTTGGGGTATCAAAGAGAGTTGGGCAAAAGTCATCGCCGGAGCTGTGATTGGGGCCCTGGTTGCCGCGGGGATTCTGACACAACCCGGCTGCGGTCATTCCGTGGACGTGACGCCGAGCCGCGCCGAGGTATGCAAAGACGGCTCCTGCCTCGTCATTGAGCAGGGGCATATTTCCTATTCCCAGGCCCAGCCTGTTACGGACGTTCCTCCCGTTGTTCAGATCGTACCTTCCAAGAAATAAGACCATGTGCAAACCCCTCAAGGAATATCTGGGAGTGATCCGCGATTATACGCGTGAGATCGTCACTTTCGGCGGTTTTGTGATAGCCGTGTTCATCTACCTGGATTTCCGCGAGGTGGTGAAAGAACAGGCTACCAATGCGGCCCATACGGCGGAGATCCTGCGGACGATGGATACCCGTCTCCAGCATTTGGAGAATTACCACCAGCAACAGCTTAAACAGCGAGATTAATTCCAACTGTAAAGTTTTTCTTACAAGTTCACTTTAGTTAATAATCAATATTTTCCGCATGCCTACCCTGTACATACTCATTGTGGACGAACCCGGAAAGGAGCAGTGGATGAAAATTTTTCTTACCGAAAGAGACGCCGCTTTTTTCCTGGCTCAATTTAATGAGTGGCATTTGCATGCCAAGTGCCATTGCTACACCGTGGAAGGCAAGCGGCTTGTGCAACTTATCGACAATCTGAACGAATGAATACTACAGAAAGAAAGATGGCTGCGGCTATCCTCCGGTTTGAAGACAGCCGCGTCACCGGGCCGGATTCCCTGCGCGTTTCCCGCCTTCCTGCCGCCGACAAGGGCGGCAAGTGGGAGATTTGCGGCATTTGCGACGGCATTGAACCGGCCGTGTTTAACAGATTGAAGGCTCTGCTGGATGCCGGAAGACGTGAAGAGGCCTGGGAAGGTTGTCTCCAGTACGTCCTGGATAATACCGCCGCCGTGCGTTCCTGGCTGGGTTCCGACGCTTATCCTGGCGTTGAATTCATCCTGCGGGATCATTATTTTAATTCCGGGAGCAGGAATACCGGGAAGATTTTGCAGCGCGCGCTGAACATCCACGGCGCCGGTCTCACGGTGGACGGGATTGTCGGCCCCAGGACCCGGCAGGAACTACAGGACCAGCTGGCCGCCACGGGTGAAGCGGTGTTCCTTATCGCCCTGCAGGAGAAGCGTCAGGCGTTTTACCGCTCTTGCAAGCAGTTTCCTGTGTTCGGGAAGGGCTGGCTGAACCGCTGCGACGATGCGTTCAGTATGGCGCAGGAGCTTGTTTAATCCTTAAATCTCTATTCGTTCATGGCATTATTTCCCAGGCTTCGCGGCAAGGTGAAAGAGGCGGTCCAGATATTGGTTTCTCCGTTTGCTGATCATAAATTCAAGCACTGGCCAGCCTCCGAACTTGACCCGGAATCCCTGAAATCTCTGAAAGAGTCCATTGCTTCCGGGCGGCTGGACCGGCAGGAACAGCTCTTTATGGCTATGCTGGAAAAATGGCCGCGTCTCCGGAAGAATCTTGGGGAAATAGCAAACGCCGTTGCCCGCATGGAATGGACAGTCATGCCCTGGACGGAAAAAGGACAGCAACCGACCCCGGAAGCGCAGGAAATGGCGGAGCTTGTCGAATCCGCCTTCTGGCGGTCAGAACCGGAACCGGACACGGTAGAGCAGGGAGCAGACGATTTGCTCAAATCCCTGACCTATATGCTTACTTGCGGCAACACCGTTCATCAAATCAAATGGGCGTCGGATGATATCATCTACCCCCGCTGTTACGAGCCTCTTTCCGCTCAATTTTACGCATGGGAATATAACTACGGCAGGAAGGATCGTTTGCTCCTTTTCCGCAACGGCCTGGAAAACGACCTGGAAGGAGAAGAATTTCCCCCGGACAAGTTCCTGATTGGGCTGAATAAGGCCGACGTGTTCCACCCTATTTTTGGCGCCAAGCTCCGGTGTCTTGTGGGATGGTTCGGAGCCGCCTGTTACGGGTTGCCCTGGCTGATGACGTTTTGCGAGCTTTTCGGCATCCCTTTCCGGACGGCTAAAGTCAGGGGTGACGAAAAAGCAAAAACGGAGGCGGCGGAAATGCTGCAAAACCTTGGTTCCGGGGGATGGGCCGTCACAACGCAGAATATGGAGTTTCAGCTTCATGACGCCGTAAAGGGAGCCAACGGGCTGCCCCAGGCGGATTTGATCAAACTGGCGGACGAACAATGCGACAACCTGATCCTGGGACAAACGTTGACCAGTTCCAAGGGGGACGGAGGGGCGTATGCCCTTGGCAAAGTGCATGCCGGTATCCGCAAAGAGGTCATTGAAGACGCGGGGCAGGCCGTGGCGAATATTCTCAATTCCCAACTCATTCCTGCCATCATCCACTTGAATTACGGGCATATTCCTTCCCGTCTCCCTCAATTTGTTCCCTCTATCCGCGGCATTGACGCAGAAGCCCTGGAAACGGTTGCCAAAGCGGCGGAAATCATGGATGTAGGAGAAGAATTCGCCCGCACCATCGTCAAGATACCCAAGCCGCGTTCCGGCGAGCCTGTCTTGAGAAAAGCCCCGTCTATCGGTTCCGCTCCGGGCCAATACGGGGATGCCATTGAAGCCGCTGCCTCCGAGGGAAAAAACTAGCTCCGCTCGCCCTGGCCGTCGAGTTGGAGCAGGACGCGGAAAAGGCCGCAGAAGAAATTTTACAGGCGTGGGCCGAGCCATGCGCTGATTTTGTCCGGGAATTGATCGGCAAAGCCCGTTCCGGGCTTTCTGATCATGAATTTCGGGCGGAACTGGCCGCTGTGCTTGCCCGCCTTCCGGAAATGGACCTCACCAATGATGATTTGCTGCAGGAAGCCCTGTGGGACGCCAGCGCGGAAGCTTACCGGAAGGGGTGGGAAATCAATCGGATTGAAGACGAGATATGAACCTGACGATCGACTTGAACGGTGTTGACCCGGTAATTGCAGAAGTGAAAAAAATAGCAGCTCCGGAAAGTTTGGCGAAAGCCAATGAACGCATGGGGGAGGGAGTGAAAAGCTGGCTTTCGTCCTGGTACAGGAACAAGGCGGAATCCGGACACTTTGAAAACACGTCCCTGCCGACCCACGGGCCTGGACGTAAGAAAACCGGGTGGGCCAACGACATTGCCCGAAACTGGTTTGCCGACACGACGGCGGACGGTGCCCGCATCTACCTCACCGGGCAGGCAGGGGAGGGAAACGGGGGGGAACCTCTAGACCTTGCACAATCCCTGTTGTTGAAAATCTACGGCGGCACGGTGACGGCCAAGCGGGCCCAGGCGCTGACCATTCCCGTCATTCCGGAGGCGCACGGCGTTCGCGCTGGCGCTTACGCCTCTATGACGGGCCGCAAACTTTTCACTCTTCGTAAAAGCATCCTCAACCTTCGCAACAGCATGACCGGCTCCGGATTGGAGCCGGGCTGCCTTTTTGAATCGGACGGGCATGGCGGAGTCAGGGCCGTCTATAAGCTCAAGAAGTCGCAGCTCTTTGCGCCATGGCCGGAGGCTTTTCCGGATATGGAAGAACTTACGGGCATAGCATTCAAACACTTCATGGATGCCATGCTTGATGACGGGGGAGGTTCCGAAGACTGGATAAATTGACTAGGAGAGCTAAGCTGAAAGACGGTGTAAAATAAACCGCCGCAGAGGGGAAACTGCGGCGGAGTAGAAAAAAGATTTGTTATAGAAATAGTTTTATTTCTTTTTTAAAATATAATGTTCGGATAAGATTCCTTGATTAATTGATCCTTCTTTGTCTGACAACATTAATTTACTACCATCAAGTATTTTATAATAAGATTTTTCATTAGAAGAGGTTAGAGATAATTCAATCAAGTTTCCATTTATCAAATTATAATGACCTTTTGATTCGAAAGTTGCGCTTTTTTCTCCTTCTCCTATATATTCGCTCCTCAGTATATAAGTTTTATCCTTATTTAATGTCAGTGTCGTCTTTATACCTTCACAATCGGCAGCGGGAAGAGTTCCTTCATAAGTGCCGTAAAAATTAGAATTTTCCGACTTGTTTTCTATTTTTGTTCCACCGTTTTCAATTTGATCATGATTCTCTTGAGGAGCATTGCAACCGGTTATGACAACTAAACATGTGGCCCATAAAAAAATCATTTTCATGGTAAGTACCTTTCTTTTTTAATTAGTGTTTTTTCTTAATTCAATAGAGTAGGGACTGAGAAATCAATTCTCTCCCAATACCATTATAATATTACGTAAAACTTTGGGAGGTGGCAAGATATTATTCTCGGCCAGCCGGGATTTTATTCCTGATCGTTACGGCTTGAATATTTTGTAGCCCATTTTGCGTCTATTGCCCCATACCTCCACTGTGCCTCATCATGGGGGCATGAGTACGCTGATAACGACGGTAGCCGGCAACCACGGCAAGGCTCCCATGGCTATCCTGTGGGCCCCCAAAGGAGAACATACTATTAAATGCTCGCTCAACGGCCAGCCGGGAACGTGTGTGGTGCGGGTAACGTCCGACTGCGTTCCCCGGCTCAATGCCGACCTGGAAGCCAAGCTATCCAGCAACGTCAAACCGGTCGGGCTCTATGATCATGAGATGGGGCCCGCCTCTTACAAGCCGGGACGGTTTGTGTGGAACGAGGAAAAAGGCGTTGTGTTGGAACTGGAAGGATGGACGGAGAAGGGAAGAACGGACGTGGAAGGCGGCAATTACGGCTATCACAGCCCCCGCTTCCGGCGCGACAAGGGAACCGGGGAAATCCTCGGCCTGTTGCCGGAATCCATAGAAGTAGGTTCCTTGGTCAATGACCCCGCATTTGACGACATCGAACGCATTGCCGCCAGCCGAATGGAGGGCGACGTAGCCCATTTTGACGACGTTGAAGACCCCGGGAAACCGGACGACAATAGAGACCTTGAGAAGCCCAAGGAGGGCCTCGACCAGCAAGACAACAATACAACCAACCGAGACATGGACATTACCAAACTCGTAGCCCTCGGCATTTTGACCGAGGATGAAGCCAAGGCTGAAAATGCCGAGGCTGTCGCGTTGGAGCGCATCAAGGCCCTGCAAGACAAAGGCAAGGCCAGCTCCGATGAATTGGAAGCAAGCAAGAAGGAACTGGCGAAATACCAGGAAGAAATTGCCGCATCCAAGAAGCAGGTGGAGGAACGCGCCGCTCAGGACGTTGCCGACGCCATTGCCGCGGGCAAGATCGCCCCGAAGGATGAAGCCGCCAAAGACTTTTGGAAGCGCGCCCTGACGGAAGACTACGTTGCCGCCAGTAAGCAGCTCAACGCCCTGCCGAAAAACCCCGCGTTTGACGACGTGGAAGCCAGCAAGACGGGCGGAGGCAAGAAGGAACCCGTCACGGGAACCGCCGCCCTTCGCAACTCCTTTGAAACCGAACTCAACAACCTGAACAAGTAATATGCCTGATAAAGACTACATGACCCTTCTGGACGTCCTCCAGCAGGAAGGCCCCGGCTCCCTCAAGGTACTGGACGCCGTCCGCTCCCTTGGGCTGTCCTCTCCGGAAGTGACGACGTTTCCCGTCACCAAGATTGACGGGACCAGCTACGAAATCAACATGCCCGCGGGGGTTCCCCGGATTGGGTTCCGCCCGCCCAATGCCGGCGCCAAGAACGTGACGTCACGTCAAGTCAACAAGACCGTCAAATGCTACTACATTGACGGCCCGATCGAAGTGGACAAGGCCGTTGTGACCAGCTCCAAAAATGGAGCCAAACTGCTGACCAAGGAAACCAAGAATGTGACGGCGGGGGCCCTCGCCTCCGTAGCTCTGCAAACCTGGTACCGCCTGAAGGAAGACGAAGACGTATTCCCTTGCGTTTCCGAGCAGATGGGCGACTACATGACCATTTCCGCAGACCCGTCCAAGCGGGAAGATACGAAAGCCAACCGCGCCGACAACTCCGGGGCGTCCGCCTATCTGGTTATCCTGGGTGATGACTTCCTGCATTACATCTATGGTAAGCAAATGACGTTTGCGCTGTCCCCTGTCAAGGAAGAGCGTGTTAGCAGGAAGACCAAGAACGGGGAAGAAGGTTCGATTACGGCCTACACTTCACGCCTGGAAGGCTGGAACGGCATTGCCGTGGAATCTCCGTATGCCGTGGCCCGCATCAAGAACATTACTCCCGAACACCCGTTGACGGACGAACTTGTAGCGGAAGCCAAGAACCTGTTCCCGGCTGCCCTGCGCGGCATGATTACCTATGTGGTCATGAACGGCGTGGTCAAGCTGGGGCTGCAAAAAACGCGACTTATTACTCCGACCAGCGGCAGCGGAGACACAAGCATGATCGCCACGGACCCCGATTCCGTCCAGAAGATCAAGATTCTGGAAGTGGATTCCCTGCTCAATGACGAAAGTGAAGAGAATGTCCGCGCTGCGTTTGCTGATGACTACATCAAAGCTTACCGCAGCCCGCTTGCCATCAAGAACTAATCCTCACCATAGAAAGGAGAAACACACCACATGATGAAAAACATGTACCGCAATGACGAAGCGCTCACCATCCGCCTGAACATGCCGGGAACCGGGAAGACGGTCACGTCTGACCCGATTCACATCGGCCAGAAGGGCGGCATTGACAGCGCCGTCATTTCCCTGACGCATGAAGCGCTTCCCGCGCTGGCAGCCGGCAAGACGATGACCCTAACCGTTGAATCGTCTGAAGACGGCGCCGACTGGGCGGAACTGGATTCCCCGAAGCTGGTTGCGACGGGGGGTGAGAGCAATGGTTCCGGCTCCGGAGAAGTGTTCATGCGCGTTCCGTTGGAGGCCGGCCCCTGGCTGCGCCTGAAAATCGCAGCTGAAACGTCCGCAGGCGACAGCACGGCACAGGAAGCCGTCCTTGCCGTCAAGGTATAACCTTATTGAAACAATGGCCCTCGTAAGGATTACTCCGGAAGCGGTTGCCCGCTATTGCCAGGACAAGGAAATTACTTCCATTGCCCGGGACAAAATCAGCGACATCATCCGCGAGGTCTGCAACGAGGTGGCGGCTGCAGTCAACTCCTGCCCCAGAAATGCCAGGATTGCGATGGATTCCAGTTCCGTTCCCGCGGAGTTGGTATTCACCACCTGCATTCTGGTGCGGGATGCCGTCACCAGCTCCGTGCCAGGTTCAAGCGAATCCCTGCAGGGGACGGCGCGGGCGGCTCAATATCAGGATGCCCGCGCGAAACTCCGCGCCGTGGCTGCCTGTGAAGTCGAGTTTGCCCCCTACGATGGGCACCAGCCCAGCGACGTCATTTACGGAGGGCCGAAACACCAGGATTGGAGCAATCCGATATGAAGAAAACCCTGAAGAAGTCGCCTGTCATTGCATTTGCGGAAGTCCTCTGTCAGCGGGCCGTGGAAATTTGCTCCGCGGCCAACAACGGGGAAGACCCGGAAATCATTATTAAGGCATGGGACGGTTCCTTTGAGGAAGAAATCAAGAGGGTGACCGGTTCCCTGGAAACCGTCATCGTCATGGAGCGTCCGGAAATTGTTCCGGACAAGTTGAGCAGGAGCGGCAAAAGCACGGCCAGATGGCACGTCACCGTGGAGAGCAACCCGCTTCTGGACGGTGACGGCTGGGACGCCGACGACCTTGCCGACATCATCCAGGAGGGCTTTCACAAGTGGCGCCGCAACCATGCCCGGCTGATGATGACGGAGGTAATCGTTACCAGCTCCAAGCCGGCTCTCGCCAAAATCCTGAAAAAGTCCATCGTCCTGACGATGGAAACAACCCTGATTATCAAACATGGCAACTAAACCCACCACCGCCGCGGCCCAGGAGGCCGCTACTGCTCCGGCGCCCCGCATCGTCAAATGCCGGGTGGCCGTCAACAAGCTGGAACTCCCTCACGGCATCGCCGCGCGGGGAAAAATCGTCCACATCCCGGAAGACGTGTACAAAGTCCACGCCGACGCCGGGAAAGTGACCTTTATTGACTACGTAAGAATCTAACAACCATGTCAGAACTCTACAACAAGGAAATGCTGGTCGGCACCTTTCTCGACCTGTGCCCGTTCGGAACGACAGTCACGGCCGGAAGCGGCACGGACACGGTGGACGAGCAATTCAAGCCGGCAAAGGACTCCGACGCCTGGATGATGGCCAACGAAGTCATCGACTACAAAATCACGCCGACCACGGAAGACGACGCCCGCACGGTATTTTCCCGCGACACGACCTCCTATGTGACGCGGAAGAACACCAAAGTGACGGGCAACACCATCGAAATCAACTCCACGGAGGTTAATCCGGTCTGCTGGCAGGTGATTTACCAGTGCGACAGGCTGGAAGCCGGGAAGGAAGTGCAGCCCTTTTCCCGGAACATCTACGGGCAAAAGGTATGGGCGCGCCTCACCAAATACCAGGAAGACAAAAAAGAAATGATGGTCCTGGAAGTCGCGGCGCTGCTCAAGGTGGAAATCCCCACGGAAAACAACAAGCTGATCACGCCGAAATTGACGCTTGAAGTGATCCCGTCCTCCCTGAATTCCCTGACGCCCACGGAAGAAATCGCCTTCCCGGCCTCCGCCGGGGCATGACAGCCGGGGCCGCCCTTCTGTTTGCATGGGGGGCGGCCAGTCGCGCTCCGCAAGGTGTGCGTGGATTGAAACCCCCACCATTATTGAGGCATGGACACGACCGTCTCTCCCTTTTCCATCACCTTTGACGGGCGCCCCGTCGTGCGCGCCGGGGAATTCCTGCTCGATTCCCTGCCGGAACACGCTTTCCCGGTGCAGTTCGGCACATCCGCCACGCCGATCATCAACAGCCCGTTCCCCAGGCTGGACGCATTCGGCAACCTGTCCCTGTCCTTCACCATCTCCACCGTGCGGGAATGCGCCTCCCACATGGACGCGTGGAGCGCCTTTTACGAATGGCTCAACGAATGGAAAACGGCGGGGAAGGGGGAATGGGCCTGGACCGACGCCTGCGGCCGTGAACAGCGCTTTGAAGCCGTCATCGCCGATGCCGAGCCGAAGGTTCAGGGCCTGCGCCTTATCGTCTCCTACAACTTCACCCTCGGCCGCCCCCTGTGAAAACCCTTGACGTATCTTCCGCCGACTTCCTGGACATGGCCGAAAGCCCGTCCTACAACCGGCTCTCCTTCGGGGGAGCCTCCGTCTCCTTCCGCGCGCCGGTCTCCCGGTTTGCCTCCTGCCCGTTTGAAGAAGGGGAAATAGTGAAAGTCGTCTGGCGCGGGAAAACCCTGCTCATTGGCCCGGTCATCAACCCGGAACACTCCCTGGACGGCACCTCCGAAAGCTGGGACATCAAAATTCATGACTACTGGTGGAATCTCGCCAACATCCAATATTTCAGCGATGGGCGCTCCCGCGGAATCTTTGCCTCATATCGATACGGCACCGATGGGAGCGAGGTCAAACAGGCCACGGCCAAAATCAAGGACGCCCTGTCCGGCATCCTGGACCACGCCATCAAAACGGCTCTGGTTCCCATCAGGTATGACCTTCGGATTGACGAGGACGCCGAACTGATACCCTTTGCCTACTCTTCCGAGACTTACGCCTCCCTGCTTTCCCAGATCCAGCAATGGCGCCCCAACATGGCCGCGTGGTTTGAATACGGCGCGGACGACTCCGCCACGCTGGTCATTGCCGACCATGCCCATTTGCCGGATGTCGTGCTCGACCTGTCCGCCGTGGACGTAAGCGCCCTGTCCCTCAAGGCGCGTCCCGATCTGGTGCCTCCGGCCGTGGGGTTGACCTGCAACGCTTCCGTGGTCTCCCGGGTTCAGCGCGCGCTGGCCGTCTATCCCTCAGGCGCCTCCCTGTCCCAGCCCTATGTGGTGACGGCGGAAGTGGACGTTCCGGGCGGCGTCAAGGTCTCCGACACTGCCGGGCAATACAGCCCTGCGGAAACGGGCTCGCTGGGTTACGACGCCCCGCGGATGATTGTCCGGGGAGACAAATTCCCGACCGGCACGGCCCAGTGGGCGGCCCGCGTCAAACGCTGGGCTCCGGCTCTGGAGGATTGCGCCGGCCTGGAAGTGGCGGCCAGTCCGAAAATCACGTCCATCACGCCGGCTGACGCGGAACACCGGGGATACAGCAGCGCGGCCGTCACCCACGAACTGACCTCCGGCCAGATCAACGGAAAGAGCGCGAGAATCAAATGGGGCAGGGTCCGGGTGGATTTGCGGGTGCGGGCGACGGAGCCCCCCGACACGGTGAAGCAATATTTTCCGGAATACGGCGGAAAATCCGGAACCGGGGACCGCTGGATCGGAACATTGACGTTTGAAGTGACCACGACGAATGTCGGCTACGCGTCCTACCGGGTGGACAGGGCAGGGACGGTGGAAAGCGTATCCGACGACGGCGGAAGCCCCGGAGACGACGAAACATCGGGTAGCTACGACACCTCCGTGTTGTATAAAAATTTCCTGAAATCCTACTACGAAGCCACCCGCGCGCTGCCCTATGACGGATCCGCGACCGTCCACGACGACTTTGACCAGGTCTGCGGGGGGCGCCTCTCCATCACGGGAGGATTGAAAGAATGGGAAACCATGCGGTCCGTCATCCAGGAAATATCCCTCGACCTTAAAACGGGAGTTTCCGACGTGACGGTGGGGGCCCCGGAACAGATCTCCCTGCAGGACTCCATCGACCGGAGCCGGCAGCTTGCCGAGGCGCTGCGCCGGACGGCCTGGGCGGACTCGTCCACGTCTTCCGGGGGAGGTTCTTCGGGCGGAGGATCCGGCAGCGGAGGCTCTTCCGGAGCGGACGATGAAGTCCCGGAGCTTCCCAGCGTCGGGCCGTCCGTAAAACTGCTGCAGGCCCAGGAGCCTCCCGCGTGGGGAACCAGCGCCGTCGAGGTGGGATTCCAATGCCGCCTGTCTTACGGGAGCGACGGCAAGGTGTCCGACGCCTACATCCGCCAGGGGAAGGCTATCTATGCCGGCAACTATATCGGGGGGCTGCTTCCGGAGGGGGACGGTTCCGGGGGCTGGGTGAAAAGCCCCGTCACCTCCGGGGAAATCTGGCTCAAGATCCAGCTGGACAAGGACGCGAAATACCTCGGATCCTCTCTGTCCGCCGCGGGCGGCGTCTCCGACCCCGTCAGGCTCGCGGAGGAAAACCGGGAAACCCCTTATGAATATTATTTCCATCTGGCCACCATCGACGGCAACAAGGTGGTGCAGCACCAGGCGGGCACGGTTTATCTCCTAATCCACCCGGGAACCTTCGGCCCCACCGGAATGTCATGATCAGGATATACACCTTCACCTATGCCGGAGACGCGCAGGAAGCCGTGGCCTGCGTCCGGTGCGCCAGGACGGCTCTACCGGAGGCGGTAGTTACGGTGGTGGACGACAGCGCAGCCCCGGTGCCCCCGGAGGCCAGGAGGGCTCTTGTAGCGTATGGGGCGCGGTATCGCCGGAGCTCTTTCCCCCGCTGCGGCAACCTGCGCGGCCCGGAGTGCGTCCGGGGAATCATTGCCACGCTGGCCAAGGGGGCGGCGGATGGCGATACCGTCGTCAAGATTGACTCCGACACGGCGCTTCTGTCGGGCGGATGGGTCAGGGAAATGAAACACAACGGGCTTGCGCTGCACGCCGCCGGATACCGGGTCCCCCGGAACCCGTCCGAACGGTCCGCCTACGGAAATTGCTACGCCCTGAGCGGCCGGGCGGCCAGGATGGCCGCCGAAGCGCTGGAATGCGCCGCCATCCCCCCGCTCGCCCCGGAAGACCTCACCATCTGCCGGGCCGTCATGGATGTCTGCGGCCGGGAGCGTGTCCGGCTTGACGAGCCGTGGACGCCCCGGAACCGGGCCGGGCGGTGGTCCTGGTGGAACTGGGACAGCCGGACGGCGAATCCGGAGGACTATGCCCGCAGCTATGACGTGGTGAGCGTCGGCAATCCCAGGCCTCCCCACGTCCCCAAAAGCGCCCGCAGGGAAGTCATGCTCGCCCTGTGCGACGCCCGTTTGAATCCATGAATGCTCCGGCAACCACGGATATGTCCCCCTTCAACTACCCGCTGAAACAACAACAGCCAACCAAATAAAACCAATCAGTAAAACCATGTCAGACAGAGACTTGAACATCAATATCAGAACGACCGCCGACACCTCCGGAGCCACTCAAGCCGCCGCATCCCTGGACAGGATACGGGAATCCGGCGAATCCATTTCGCAGACCTCTGGCGTGATGGACCAGATCGCGGATTCCCTTTCCCGTGTCAAAACGGTCGCTGAAGAAACCGGCGCCGCCATGAAGGACGGCATGGGGGCGGAATATGAACAAGCCCTGGAAAACGCCAATTCCAAACTTGACCAATACGCCGACGCCCTGACCGCCGCCGGCTCCCGGATGAAAGCCGCCTTCAACGACAACCCGGGATTGACCGGGTTTATTGACGAAGTCACCAACGCCGTGCTGACCTCCGAGGAATTCAGGAAGAAGCTGGAACAGGTGGATGACGTCTTTGAAGTCCTCAACAACAAAATGTCTGATTTGGACCTTGGGGCGAAATGGGGAGATGACCTTGACGAAAACCTTCAACAAATCATTGACGGCTACAACAAGGAAATGGACGCCGCCGACAAGGCCGCGGAAAAGGCGGAAGCCGCGGAGGCCCGGAAGCAGCAGGCCGCCGCCGCCACGGTGGAACGGCTGGAAGCCAACAACCGCCGTGCCTCCGCCACCTATGAGGAACTGCAGGCCGAACTGGAATCCTACATTGCCAAACTGGAAGAAGCCCGGAAGGCCGGGGACAACGTGGCCCAGGCGGACGCCCTGAAGAATATCCAGGACCTGGGACGGCGCATCAAGACGGCCGGGGATGCCGGGCAACTCACCTCCACGCAGGTCAAGGGGCTGGCGGGGCAGATTACCATTGCGGCAACGCGCATCCTGGGCATGTCCAGTTCCCTGCGGGGGGCCATTCCATTCATTCATTTGTTCGGCACCACCATCAAGACGGCCATGGGGCCGCTTGGCTGGGCCATGCTGCTGATCCAGGGGCTTACCGCGGGCATTAGTGCCCTGATTGACCATTTCAAGGCCAAAAGCGATGAACTTGACAAGGCAGCCGAGAAGGCAAAGAGGAAGCATGATGAAATCAACCAGTATTTGAGGGATGCCGAAAAGGGCCGCCTTGCTCTTGTTCAGAAAACGAAACAGGAGGATGCGGCCAACGTCGTCAACCGGGAGTATGAACAGTACGTCAAAAACATTACGTACGAATATCAGCAGCAGACAAGGGAAATTGAGTATCAGCTTACCCTTCGCAAGATGGAGATTGCCGAAAAGCAGGGGGCGGACACCTGGAAAAACAAGATGGAACGTTTGGATGTAGAGGAACAATACCAGGATGGCAAAATCAGCAAGCACGAAAGAAAGTACAAGCTTTTACTTCTGGATCAGGAACTTGAAAGGATAACGGAGCGAGCCAAGATTCAAACCGCTCATGAGGAAGACCTTGCCTTAGCTGACAAACAAGGGGATGCCGAAGGGAAAAGAAATACAGCTTTAGGCGAAGCCTCACGGCTACAGGATGTGAAAATGAGTCTTCCTACTGTTGATGAAATGGCTGGATTATTTAGAGAACAAAGTTCTGCAAAAGATAGCCTTAACGCAACAGGCGGGAGTCTTGCAAAAATACAGGAGAAAATAGAAGAATTACAAAAACAATTGGATTTCTTCACAAGGACAAATGATTTTTCTAATCAGGCGCTTGTGAAGCAATCTTTAGAACCCTTGTTATCAAAAAGGGAAAAACTTCAAAATACGAGAGATAACAGCCAAAAGATATTTGATAACTCAAACTCTCGTATTGATAAAATTAAAGAAAGACTGGAAGAAGAAGGTATATCGTTTCAACCTTCTTACGGTACAGGCAAAGATGGAAAACCTGTTACTGACGAACAAAGAACCGAAGAATATAAAACCTCCCTTCAAAAGATTGAAGCCAGACAAAAAACAGCAATAGAGGAGGCCGGAAAGCACCAAGAAGAATTAAATGGTATTTTGAAAGAGCGTGTGATTATTCAAAAAGGAATGTTGCGTCTTGAAACAGAAGAAGCGAGAAATGAGCAAGTGCGAAGTAAAGAATCTAGGGTAGGAAAAAAGGAATGGAAGAATGAAGACAAGAAGGAAGCTAAGAAGGCCCAGGAGAAGCTTGATAAAGAACGGGAACGTGAATTGAAGAACCTTCAGCGGGAACAGAAGCAAGAAGCCGATAAAGCTATCAAGACCTTTGTGGAAGGCTTGATCGTCAAGACCGGCAAGGGGTCAAAGAATCAACAATCCGTTATAGCCAATAAAGCCTTGGACGAAATAAGGAAAAATATCCAAGCTGCCGCAGCCGATGGATATATTGATCCAGAAGAAATGCGTGAGATTGGAAAGCTCTATGTTGCCAAATTAACCGAGTTGGGTATTGCGTCAAGGAAAGCTATCAAGGGCTTGAAACAACAAATGGACAACAATATGAGTACTTTTAACGCAGAACTTAACGCCATTAAGAGGTGGGCCAACACGACGGAAAGACAAAAGCGCCCTGGTGGTGTTGTTAATGCGCCCTTCCGGAGATAA